CCTGGAGAGCTTACTAAGCTATCAAGTTTTCCAGGACTAAAAACATCTAATTGTCCTCTTTGTGCAAAACTTTTTGCTTGGCTGAATGCAGATGCTGCATCAAGAGAACCTACTCCTTTTGAAATAAGACTTTGTGCATTATTAGGAAGTCCATTTGATAAATCTCCTACCGCCGATCTAATGTTTAATGAAGCTTGCGTGACTTCGCCAACCTTGCCCGGTAATGCACTCGGAATAGCTGCTCTAGTAATAGAATTAACACTAGAGACAGCTTGAGAAGCTTGCGAGACCGATTTTACAATTTTAGAAAAATTTAAAGCCATATTAAACGCCTAACACTGATTGTAAATTTTTGCCCTGTGGTAGATAAATTTTTGTTCCTGCAACAAAATCAAATACAGGATCTTTCAAAACATCCGGATTACGCTGTGCAAATATCCACCATAATTCTTTTTTACCATATAAATCATTTGCTAACAAATCTGGTCTAAAATTATAAGCAGGTAATATTTCATAAAGTGTATCATCGCCTGCTACAGGAACAGGACGAGGTACAAAAATGTCTAGATAACCATTTGAATTTATTTTTGTTCTTCCATATGGACCAAAATTATTGCCAGCCATTATACAAAGCCCTCAGGTTTTCCGACAAATCCGCCTTTTGCAAAATCAGTAAGACTAAATCTTGCTTGTGATCTCCTTGCGTATTGTGGTGTACACGTTACAGTGATTGTGGCGGCTGTAGGCACATAGTTTGTTTCTGTTCCTACAGTAGTTTGAATATAATCTACATCTGCAGGTAAATCTGTTGTAAAATTAGTTATAAGCACAGGTATATTATTCAATACGTGTTTGCCATAACCGTTTAATCTACAAACAACAGGAGGTTGGCCAACTAAGTCTCCTTCGCCACCGTAAAACATTTTTGTAGCACTTCGTAAAAAATGCAATGCTGCGATAAAGTATTGAGCATCTGTTGTAGTTTCGTTAATAAATTCGCCAGTGATAGTATAATTATCTACTTGGCTGTTTTCGTATGCATTGTATGGAAAATTAGAATGCGTAGGTGTAATTTGACTATAATTAGCACTATGACCTATCAACACCGTAGGAGTGAAGGGAAAAATCATTCTGTTTCCAGTTCCAGCCAAAGGTAAAAGTACATTTCCGGTCATTAAAATTTCTGGAACACTAATACTTACTCTCCAGTCAGTTTCGTCTGCAGATGAGATATTACTAGAAAGTATTGCCCTTGTCAATTCTCTTGCTCTAGGTGCAGCATTATATCCAACACCTTGAGTAGCATTTCCAATCATACGAATTGCTGCACCTACATTTGCTAAACTGCCGCCTCTGTTAATTAAATTATCAACGGCGCCAACTGTGCTCCGTAAATTATTAGCAATATTTCCAACTTGATTAAGAGTGTTTACAACTCCGCCTGCTGTACTAAAATTACGTATACTGCTAGAAGCCCTGTTAAAGTTAGAATTCACATTGTTTATTGTTCTAGCTACAGAGTTTACATTGCTAAACGCATTGTTCACACTAGTTGTAAGATTGTTAAATGCACTAAAAAGTCCCATAGATTATAGTCTCCATTAGTATTTAGTTGACAAAGTTATCAGAGTATATTATAATAAATAATATTAACCTGGAGCCGTTTATGAGACCTAAGAATTACCTAAACAATAAAGATATTCTAAAAGAAATACACAAATCAAAAAATACATTTAATAGCTATGTTGATGCTTCTAATGCTGCATATGACATTATATTAGAAAGCGTAGAAAAAATCAACATTAGAACTATTGCAGAAGCAAAACGTAACAAAGCAAAAAGACTTAGTACGGAAGAATACGATAAACGCAAAGCAGCTGGTGAAAAAGTCAAACAAGCAGATTGCGAAGTAGATTATAAATCTATAACCAAAGAAGAACTAATCTTTAGGATAATGACGTTTGATCATATTCCTGATGAACCAGGACGTAAAAAGAACCCTAAAACAGTTGCAGATCAAAAAACAAAACTAAACTTTCCTCCATTCCAGCATTACAAATTCAATGATGACGGCGAATTAGTGTGCGTAGGCAAGAGCCATTGGCAAGGTGGTATGGAAAACGGACATTTTTCAAAAGACCACGGCAAAGCAACAGACAAACTTGCACTTATGTGGATGAAATTGTGTGATCGCTATGCAACTCGTGGCAATGTAAGAGGATACACATACAATGACGAAATGCGAGGACAAGCAATATTACAACTTGCTCAAATCGGTTTACAATTTGATGAATCTAAAAGCAGTAACCCATTTGCCTACTACACAGCGGCAGTCACAAACTCATTTGTACGTGTTATCAACATTGAAAAACGCAATCAAAACATTAGAGACGACATCCTCGAAATGAATGATTTGACACCAAGCTATACAAGACAGCACCAAGGGGAATGGGAAGCAAGCGTAAAAAGAAACGAAGAAGCTAGTATTTCATCATATTCTAAAGATTAAGGTTGACAAGTGTATAATTACATAGTATACTTTAACAAGTATATATGGAGGATTTTCTTTGTTTAAGAAAGCTGCGGTGTTTACAGACATCCACTTTGGCCTAAAAGGTAACAGTCGTGTTCACAACGAAGATTGTGAAGAATTTATTGATTGGTTTATTGCAACCGCAAAAGAAAATGGATGCGAGACTGGCATTTTCTGCGGTGATTGGCATCATAATCGTAACTCATTAAACTTAACTACTATGGATAGTACTATTCGTAGTTTAGAAAAGCTCGGTGAAGCGTTTGAACAATTTTTCTTTTTTGACGGCAACCACGATCTTTATTATAAAGACAAAAGAGATATTAACTCAACTGCATTCAGTAGATATATTCCAGGCATTACCTTTGTTGATGAAATTACTACAATTGAAGATGTTACACTTGTTCCGTGGCTAGTAAGCGACGAATGGAAACAAATGAGTAAACTTAAAAGCAAATATGTTTTTGGTCATTTTGAACTTCCTAGTTTTTATATGAATGCAATGGTACAAATGCCTGATCACGGAGATTTAAGAGCAGAGCATTTTAAAAATCAAAAGTATGTTTTTTCAGGACATTTTCACAAACGTCAAAAGCAAGGTGCTATACATTATATTGGCAATGCATTTCCGCACAACTATGCAGATGCTTGGGACGATGATCGTGGAATGATGATACTGGATCGAGAGAACGATGCAGAACCAGAGTATATCAACTGGCCGAATTGTCCTAAATATCGGACTGTTAAACTTTCTCAGCTTTTAGACGAAACTGATACTCTTGTTAAAAATAAAATGTATCTTAGAGTTACGCTCGATTTACCTATTAGTTACGAAGAAGCAAACTTTATCAAAGAAACTTTCATTTCACAATATAAGTGTAGAGAGATTACACTTATTCCACAAAAACAAATTGAAGAAATTACAACTGATCTAGATATTGCACAATTTGAAAGTGTAGATCAAATTGTAGCAGGAGAAATAGCAGAGTTAGATACAGAAAATTATAACAAAGGACTCTTGCTAGACATTTATAACGGACTAGAACATTAATGATTCGAATAAAAGATCTTACAGTTAAAAACTTTATGAGTGTGGGGAACCAAACTCAAGCAGTAGACTTCAACAAAGAACAACTCACTTTAGTGCTTGGCGAAAACTTAGACCAAGGAGGTGACGATTCCGGATCCCGTAACGGTACAGGCAAAACAACGATAATCAATGCGTTATCCTACGCCTTGTACGGTCAAGCACTGACCAACATCAAACGTAACAACCTTATTAATAAAACTAATAGTAAGGGGATGTTGGTCACCCTACACTTTGAAAAAAATGGTCAAGATTTTAGAATTGAAAGAGGACGTTCTCCAAATGTTTTAAAATTTTATATTAACGATCAAGAGCAAGACTTAATTGACGAATCACAAGGCGATAGTCGAAAAACACAAGAAGATATTAACAACTTGCTCGGTATGAGTCACGATATGTTCAAACATATTGTTGCACTTAATACATATTCAGAACCATTTTTATCAATGAGAGCAAACGATCAACGTGCTATTATTGAACAGCTACTTGGTATTACACTATTAACTGAAAAAGCAGATGTTTTAAAAGAAAAAATTAAAGAAACAAAAGATACTATTACATCTGAAACACTTAAAATAGAAGCAATACAAACTGCTAACAGCAAAATTGAAAGTACAATCGAAAGTTTGCAAAAAAATCAACGTGCGTGGCAAGCTAAACAAAAAACCGATGTTGAAAAATTAGAAAAAGGTATCCGAGAACTAGAACAAGTTGACATTGATAACGAACTAGATGCTCACGAAAAATTACAAAATTGGACCGAGTTAAATAACGCAATTACGGCTCTTAATAAAGAAAAAAGCACACTTGAGAGCGCACTATTACGTGCCACTAAGAGCGTTGAAAAAGCAGAAAAAGACATCGCAAATCTTGAAGATGCTACTTGTTATACTTGCGGTCAAGCATTACACGACGATAAAAAACAAGAAATTGAAAACAGAAAACAGAAAGAATATAGTGATGCACTTGCATATCAAACTGAAGTTGCAAATAAATTACAAAGTGCTCTTGACAATCTAAACGAGATCGGAAATATTAACGGCAAACCTAAAACATTTTATGAAACTGCAAAAGAAGCATATGATCATAGAAGCAATGTTGATAATTTAAAACAAGCACTTACAAATAAACAGCAGGAAATTGATCCTTATCAAGATCAAATTGACGAACTAAACACATCTGCAATACAAGAAATAAATTGGGATGTTGTTAATGATCTAACTAGTTTTAAAGAACACCAAGAATTTTTGTTAAAGCTATTAACTAATAAAGACTCGTTTATACGGAAAAAAATTATCGATCAAAATCTTGCGTACCTAAACAACAGACTTACATATTATTTAGACAAACTAGGATTACCTCATCAAGTTGTATTTCAAAATGACTTAAATGTTGAAATCACACAACTTGGTCAGGACTTAGATTTTGATAACTTATCACGTGGTGAACGTAACCGCTTGATACTTGGACTAAGTTTTGCATTCCGTGATGTTTGGGAAAGTTTGTATCAGCACATTAATCTATTGTTTATTGACGAGCTTATTGATAGTGGTATGGATACAGCAGGTGTTGAAAACTCACTAAGCATACTTAAAAAAATGGGTAGAGAGCGAGATAAAAACATTTATCTAATCAGTCACAAAGACGAATTAGTAGGCAGAGTTAATCACGTACTCAAAGTAATAAAAGAAAATGGATTTACTAATTACGAAAACGATATAGAAGTTGTAGAATAATGGAAAGTGATACACACGATCAACTAGTTGAAGCCTATTTAGAATATTTTAGAGCTAACGAAACATTTGAAAGACAAAATAGTGTCCGAACACATCGTTATGTACGGAAGTGTTTGCGTAATATTAGACAACTAGCAAAAGATCGTGCTGAAGAAATACACGATTATCATAATTCTACAAGAAAAACCAGAAAAGGCAAAGACTAGATTAAAAAAAAATACATAACATATGGATTGGACATATCAAGGTAAACAAATCAATGTAATACCAGATGAATACGAAGGCTTTGTTTATCTCATAACCAATCTAAAGACTGGGCAAAAGTATATAGGCAAGAAATTAGCAAAGTTTAAAACAACTAAGCCACCACTCAAAGGCAAAAAGAACAAACGCAGAGGCTACAAAGAATCAGACTGGCGTGACTATTGGGGATCATCTGATAGACTACAAGCTGATGTTGAAGCACTAGGCCCAGAAAACTTCACAAGAGAAATATTATATCTTTGCAAAGGCAGGGGCGAAATGTCCTATCTAGAGGCTAAAGAGCAGTTTGACCGTCGTGTATTAGAGACAGATGAGTATTATAACGGAATTATTAATGTAAGAGTTGGCGGCTCAGACAAACTAAAACAAGCTCTACTAGAACACACTATCAAGGCAAAACAATCCAACACCTAAGGTTAGCGGGCCAGTTTAGAAATACCGCTGTGGAAAAAGCATCCGTATAGGAGCACACGTAACACGTTGAGCGGCGTTCGGTAGTAGAGCGTTTGATTGACGTAGACTGATTGTTGGCTGTCGAAAAACTGCACATTGTACATAAAAACCGTATGCACTAGGAACGAAGCAACGGGTA